TATCGTAATATGGTAAAGTTTCTTTCAACTTAGGATCGTACATGAACATGTACATATTACCAGGTTCAATTTTAGAGGTAAGATCCCCTAAGTCAGTTTTTTTGACATCGTTATAGTCAGTAAGTTGTCCAGCCATTTTTTTGACTGAATTCATATACCAATTAAACGATCTGTCCTGATCGCCTGCGGCTGCTCTTATATTTTGAAATGGATTTGACATGTCATTATTTATAATGATTTATGCAGCATCTAAACAATAACATTATAATCCAAGTTCTTTTTCAGTTATAATTTTAAACTCCCACTTTCTATTTTTACAATATTCAGTAGCAGCCTCCCACTTAGCAAGATTAACTCCCCACTGTTTTACTTCATTGATAAATCTTGCAGTTTTACGTGTGGGAATTTTAGGTTCTTTTGTAAATCTGAGAGGTTTTACTTCTATCAAATACATTTTTTGATTATTGTTTTCATCATTTATTTTAAGATAAAAATCAACAAAATATCTATGTATTCTATTGTCTAAAGGAGAGCGATATGGTATAATGATTTCTTCACTTCCCCATTCTAGCACAGAAGAATTTTTATCACACCAATTCATAAATTTTAATTCATATCCTGATCTATAAACGATGTTATCAACATCCCCTCGGTATTTTATGGGGTTTCTTGGAATAAATTTTCCTTGATATAATTGTTTGGTGTATGTCATAAGATGTTATAAATAATGAATAAATGTTTAGTGTATGTCATAAGATGTTATAAATAATGAATATAAACTATTTATCATAATAGGATTCAAATAAATGGCAATAACTTTAAGAAACACTAAAGGCATCCCGTTAACCACTGAGGAACTGGATCAAAACTTTAGTGAAATTAGTACAAAAATAGATTCCAGTTCTTTAGGATCTGGTGTGGCTACTTTTTTGGGTACACCTTCTAGTGCAAACTTATTAGCGGCAATAACTAATGAAACAGGAACTGGTGCGTTAGTATTTGCTACTAGCCCCACATTAGTAACACCAGCACTTGGTACTCCAACAAGCGGTACTTTGACAAACGTAACTGGTCTTCCAATAGCAACTGGTGTGTCTGGTCTTGGTACGGGTGTAGCAACCTTTCTTGCTACACCTTCTAGTGCAAACTTATTAGCGGCAGTAACTAATGAAACAGGAACTGGTGCGTTAGTGTTTGCAAACTCACCCACATTAGTAACACCAGCACTTGGTACTCCAGCGAGTGGTACTGTAACAAATTTAACTGGCACAGCATCTATTAATATTAACGGCACGGTGGGCGCTACAACAGCAACAACTGGAAATTTTACTAATATCACTGGAAACAATTTAGTAAATACTGTTATTCGAGGCAAAGTTCAAGCACTCGGTAGTATTTCAGGTGCAGTTACTATAAATATGTCACTTGGTGATACAGTTACTGCGACAATTACGGGCAATACCACATTTTCAATAACTGGTCTTACTAGTGGTTCAACGAACACAGTTTATCTTATATTAACCAACAGTGGCGCTGGTACCATTACTTATCCAACAGGTACTACGTTTAATCGAGGAGTTGCTCCAATTACAAGTGCAACAGGCAAAACTTTAATTATTCTAGACACTGTAGATAATGGGACTACTTATATGGGTGTTCAATCTTGGCGTAGTTACGCATAAGGATTTGTTATGAGCTGGACTAGAAAATTATTTACATCTGGTGGAAATAATACCAGTGTAGAAACAAGTTTCCCAACTAATACCACTACAAGTTGGAATACAAATACTACTAGATTAACTAATATTCTAACTAGTAGAAGTACCACTACTGTTTGGGAAATTCCAGGTAACACAACTACTACATTTTTAACTAGTAGAACAACATCTGGAAATACTAGTTTTTCAACTTTAACTACTTTTCCGACTTTAACTACTTTTTCAACAGATACATTGTATTCAACAAATACATTGTATTCAACTAATACACCTGTTCCAACAACTACTAACTGGAATACAAGCACTACTTTTTCAACAAATACTCCTGTTCCAACAACCACTGACTGGAACACACTATTAACTGCATATACAGTTCCTACTACTTATTCATTAGGAAATACTTCTAGAAATACAACCACTACTTTTCAAACTTCTAGAATTACAAGCGGGTTTACTTTTATTAATACTTCTAGAAATACAACCACTACTTTTCAAACTTCTACAAATACAAGCAGAAGCACTACTACATCTTGGTCTAGTTCTTTTAATTTTAATACTACTACATGTTGGCAAACAAATGCGAACACTTGTAGAAGTACTGACATAGGTATAACCACTTTTCAAACAAGTTTTAATACTAATTTTAATGATACTAATAATGGGTGTATTAATTATAATACATATGGGCAAGAAACATCCAGAGACTCACCTTCTCCTGGATGTACATTACAGTCATGCGACTTAATTAGTCAAACATATGATTCTTATATATCTCCCGAAGACGGAGAGACAGAACTTCAATATCTGGCACAGGAATGCTATAGTTGTGCTGTTAACTGTAATGTTAATACTTCTTCAACTACTACAGCTCCAATTCCTGGTACGACTTGTTACGATACTTTTTTTAACACTTGTCGGTCAACAAATACATCAGGAACAACAACTGCTAGTAGAAACACTACTACTAATTATACTACATTTTGGAACTCAAGCCGGCTTACCAATACAGAGTTTGGAACAAATACTACTTTTTTCTCAAATGCTACATTTTGGAATACAAGTAAGTCAACAACTACAAATTGGACTACAAATTCATCTGTTTCAACTAATGTAGAAGAATATATAAATACTTCTAGAAGTACAAATTCATCTGTTTCAACGAACACTTCTGCGCTTACAAACACTTCTAGAAGCACGAATACGCCGTATTCGACAAATACACCGTATCCAACAAATACACCATATCCGACCAATACTAGTAGAAACACCAATACTACTAGTAACACTTTAACAACTGCGTCAGGTACTTTTACAACTGATTTTAATACAAATAGAACAACATCGACAACAAATACTTTTAGTCAAAATACGACTACTCAATTTACAACAGAAGCAACAACTTCTTGGCAAACTCAATACTCATCGAATACAACAACTACTACCAGTAGAACCACCAGCTGGATAACTGAATAAAGGAGATTTATAATGTTATATGCTAGAATAAATGTAGAAACTAACGAGGTGTTAGAATATCCTATAAATGAGGTTAAATTGCGTGATCACTTGGTGAATACTTCTCTGCCAAGAGTTATCACAGATTTTTCTTTAGCGGGAACACAATATGTTTGTGTGCCACCTGTACCTTTTGATAGTATAACTTTAAGACCAACAGAAACCCATCAGTTAGAAACCACTTCAGCATATTATGATGATGAAACTGATACATGGGTTAGAGTATATGAATTGGTTGAAGTTAGGCCTTCTAAAAGAGCTATTAGAACTGAATTTCGCTGGAAAGAACTTTCTAAAAGAAGAGCAGCAGCACTGTCAAAACTAGATGCTAAAATTATGCGTAACCTGAGTGAAACTAGACAGGGGTTAGCTACTACTGAAAATATTGAAGACTTAGATGCCAAAGCACAAGAGTTGAGAGATATGACAAATTTAGATGCATGGGATATTGACGAAAGAACCTTTTTTGATGTATAATAAATAATATTTTTATAATGATAGGTTTATATAATGATGCAATCGTTAGAATTAGAACCAAAAAGTGAAGAAGATGTCAAGCCCCTTCTCATAGAAAATAAAATGTCTGACAGGTATAATGAGCGAAAAAAGATCGGTCCTTATGCCTCAAGATCAGAAAGAAATGCATGGGCAGTAGAAAATGAAGATTTGGTTCGTTCATTATCTCCTTGGCCCATTACCTATGATGTGGGTGCAATTCAAGGCAATGATTTTAGCGAATTTACTTATACAGAATTTGCCGGCGGCGGCATATGGGTAAACACTCAATCTAGGGAAATAAACTGCCGTCTGATTGACTTTGCATCTAAAGTTGATTCTGGAAAAGAAGGTGAAGAATTATTTGAAAAATTTGTAGCTTCTTTTTCTGATAAGTATGTGATGGAAGAACTTGATGAGAAATATAAAAACATTAAACATGTTGTATTTTTACCTGGACATAATCTTTTAGATTTAGTAGATACTGAAGCATTAACTAAACTATTAAAAGAAGAAGATGATGTTCAAGTAAAACCTCATCCACTGACACATGGAGATGCTATTCGATTAGTATCAAGAAGATGTGGTTGGCAAAAGGTACTTCCTAAAAACATTTCAGGTGCTAAACTACTTGAACAATGTGAAACAGTTTACAGTACCACTGCATCTGAAATGATTATCACTGGTGCTGCGCTAGGAAAAACTGTTTACGATCTTTCAGTATACAGTGCATCGGGTGCAGGAGTGTATCAACCCATTCATCGTGTCATTTCATATCTACAAAAAAGAGAAGGAAAGGAAGCTGCAAAAAAAGCAATTGCTAATATTATTGCTTGCCCTTGGTCAGGGGTAGTTTTCAAATTTCATGATAACTATGAAGAAAGAATAAAAATGTATTTTGATAAAGCACTGGAACTAAGAGAATTGTATCGTCCACTGTCTTGTGGTCGTGGTGATTTAGATAAAAAGAAAGATGTTAAAAAATGAAACCTGAACATCGAAAAAGAGCAGAGATATGTAATTCTTGTGAACACTTAAATAAAACAATAAGTGTTTGCAAGAAATGTGGTTGCTTCATGCCCGCCAAAACCCGTTTAAACTGGGCATCATGTCCAGTTGGCAAATGGGATAAAATAATCATCAAAGAAATTAAAGAATAGATTATTTATTATAAATAGTGTAAATTACTTCATTAGAGTTTACACTTCATGTCGAGACGATCACAAGTTGCCCGCGAACAGCGGGAACGTCAACCAAATCAAGGTACTCAAGGTCCTCAGCTAGAGGAAACTCTAGAATCGCGCAGGCAACGAGAGCGTCTAGAATTTCTAGAAAAAGATGCTAATACTCCACTAAAAATAATTAGCTCTCCTACAACACATCAATATCCTTTAACTTTAGAAAATAAAGAAGAGTTTGTACACAGTGTTATTTTTTACATTAATGCTAGAAATAATACTAGAGTAGGCGCAGCTTCAGCATCACAACTTGCTAATAATACCGCGTTTCAAGACGCACAAAAAGTTCTTGGTGAACAACTTGCCAGTGAAAATCGTTTAAAGTCAGAATCTGCTGATGCTTTTTTAGCATCAGTGGCAGCCGTTGCAACTGCTACCTCTGTATATGGTGTTGTCAAAACTTCAGTTGAAGGAGGATCGCCAGGTGGAAAAATTATCGAAACTGGAACCCTGGCGCTCGGCGTTGCTGCGGCCGTAGGTGTTGGTACTGAGGCTACTTCAACTGTAAGATTGCTTTCTGCAATTGAACTATATGTCTCAGCACCTCCTTCTGCTGAATATGCTGCTGAATGGCAAAACGCTGACATAGGCGCTCTTGCGGGAACATTAGCATCAGGTGGCATAGGAGCAAATGGAGCAAAGTTAGATTTTAAAGATATTTTGGAAGATGGAGGTTCTTTGGCGACATTTGCTGGTAGAAGCATAATACAAGCAGCAGCCGCAGCTCCCAGAGAATTCGGAATTACAGGTGATCTGGGAGCAGGAATAGAAGCAACTAGTAAAAAAGTAGCAAATCCTTATAGAGAACAATTATTTAAAAATATGGGATTTCGATCATTTGGATTTTCATACAAATTTAATCCAAGAAATACCGCAGAATTAACTTCAGTTATGGAAATTATACAACTTTTTAAATATCACATGCACCCTGAAATAGATACTTCTAGATTATTTTTGATATATCCTTCCGAATTTAATATTGAATACCGTTATAAGGGTAAAATAAATGAATATATACACAAAATTTCCACATGTGCATTAACCAATGTTAGAGTTACTTACGGTAGTTCAGATTTTACAACATTTTCTGGTACGTCCGGCGCCCCCTCTGAAATTAATTTAGACTTGACATTCTCAGAATTGGAAACTCTTTCTAACAATAGAATAGGACAAAATTGGAGGAATAGTTATTAATGTTTTTTAAATCAATGAAAGGACTATTATATCCAATACACGACAACCAGATTGTGGTTACTGATATATTTAAAAGAGTTGGGTTAAAAAAACCTGTAGTGGGTAAATTGGCGTTAGAAAAATATTATATTGATGACGGCAATACGCCTGAAGATATTGCAAAAATATTTTATAACAATGTTTATTATCATTGGGTAATTCTTGTTGTTAATGACATAGTTAATGTGTATGAGGAATGGCCTAAACCTGAAGCTGCTTTACTTGATTATGTAAGAGACAAGTACGGCGCCGGCACCGAAAACCATGACCATCATTATGCTTTGGCTGAAGATACTTCTATTATTGTTGATTATGATGCTGCCAAAATAGTCAGTGGAGAATATGTTGCTATATCTAATTACCAGTATGAATTAGAATTAAACGAAAACAAAAGACAAATTTCTATATTGAGACCAGACTACTTAAAAGAGTTTGTAACACAGCACACTAAATTGATGGCAATTTAAAATGTCGTATAATGATGAAATTTTACAAAAAGCTGGTACAGTATTAACAGAAGAAATAACCATCTCTTTAGTAAATGGTGTTGTTGTTGATTTAGTCAATTTTGTGGTTGAATTGAATTTATATGAAGACATTTTTTCTCCCTGTTTGACCGGCAATCTTACTATTGTCGATTCTGCAAATTTAATATCTGAACTTCCAATATTAGGTATTGAAGTTATTACCATTAAATATCGAACACCAACATTTGAAAACATTCCTTCAAATGTCATCGAAAAAACCTTTCAATTGTATTCCATAGAAAATAGAACTCTTAATGGTGATAGAGAAACAATGTATACTATGAATTTTATTTCAGTTGAAGGTTTTATGGATCAAATAGAAACTTTAGTACGCTCCTTTTCAGGAACTACTGATGAAATTGTAAGTAAAATTTATAATGATTATATTGCTAAAGCTAGAAGACTAGATACTCCTGATAAAAAAACTTCATTGGTTATTTTTGATACCCCCCATACAAGTAGATTGAGATATATTTCTAATCATTGGTCACCATTTAAAAATTTATCATTTATTGGTAAACGTGTTAAAGGTAATATACTAAACAGTTCTGATTATTTTTTTTATGAAAGCAATAAAGGCTTTTATTTTACTAGTATAGAAGGATTAATAACACAGCAACTTGCAACCGGACATTTTGAAGAATATGTAATTGAGGTGCAAAAGAATACTACTCCCAGAAGAACTTCTGGTATTGTATATAAAGGCGTTAATGTTCCTCCTGATATGACTAGATTGAAAAATATAAAGATGCCAAAAACTTTTGATGCTATTGAAGGCATCATGTCTGGATATCATTCTAATTCAATTAGAGGATATGATTTAACGACAAAAAAAATGACAGAATCTACTTTTGATTTTAGAGAACAAAATGCAGCATTTGTTAAAACAGATGCGGGTATCGCATTTCCGAATATTGCTAGTAATCCATATGCACATTCACAATTTGTAACATACAACACTAATTTGTATAACGATTATGGTGTTACTGATCATTTAGAAGATTTGCCAGCTGGTCATCCAGCACAGTATGTTACAGATAGAATACACTATAGAACATCATACATAAATTCATTTAATAATTTTAAATTTGAAATTGAAATACATGGTAGAACTGATATTGAAGTTGGTATGTTAATACAAATTTTATATCCGTCTGCTAGAACAAAGTTAGAGAATGAAAATACTCCAGAACAAGCACATGATCAATTATTATCAGGGTCATATTTAATAACTGCGATACATCATACTTTTAAGTTTGGTGAGCATTCTATACTTGCTGAAGTTGTAAAAAATGGATTGAATAAAAGTCTTGGAGAAAACAGTGAATGAACAGACCAAATTTTAAACTCTGGTTAGGTGTTGTTGAAGATAGAGCAGACCCAGAATACTTAGGAAGGTATAGAGTAAGAGTATTAGGTTATCACACTGCGAATCGTGATGTATTGCCTACTACCGATTTACCGTGGGCAGTTGCTATCATGCCAGTAACGTCTGCTAGTATATCAGGAATAAGTGATACGCCTAGTCTAGTTGAAGGTTCTACAGTAGTTGGTTTTTATGCTGACGAAGATGATCAGATACCTATAATTATGGGTTCTTTGGCTGGAATGCCTTTGCAAAGAATAGACGATTCTTCTATAGGATTTTTTGATCCTAAACACAGATATCCTCGTAACGGAGAAGACGCCGGTTATAACGCACTCGGTGAACCTGATATATCAAGACTAGCAAGAGGCAAAGATGCTGAAAAACATGCTAGTTTAATATCAAAAAGACAAACCATTTCTAAACAAATACCCAGAGCAGTTTCTCCTAGCGTACCTTCAGTCGGTGAAGATAAACCGTCTGCAACATATACAAGAGAATTTTGGGATGAACCTCATCCTAGATTTGGATCTACAGATCAAGGAACATATACACCAGCCGGTTCTATTCCTACCTTTGAAACTAGTAAAACGTCAGTGTATCCTTTTAATAGAGTGGTTGAAACAGAATCTGGGCATGTATTTGAAGTAGATGATACACCAGGTAATGGTAGAATACATGAATATCATAACTCAGGTACATTTTATGAAATTCAATCTGACGGTAAAAAAATTACTAAAATAGTCGGTGATGAATATGAAATTACTTTAGGTGATAAAAAAGTTACAATACAAGGTTCGTGTGATGTTACTATAGGCGGTAATGTTAAGTTATATGTACAAGGTGATTTATATACTGAAGTAGATGGTAATCAATTTACTACAGTAAGAGGAGACCGAGTTACTAAAATTGGTGGCAATGATTTAACTGAAATATTAACAGATTCAAATACTCAAATAAATGGTAGTAGAGGTCTTAGAATTAGTGGTGATGATTCTGAAACAGTAACAGGAACTCAAACACATTCTGTTGGTAGAACTAAAACAACCACAGTTGGGGGCAATGTTTCTGAAACTCACGCTGGCAAAATGACTACCTCAGTTGCAGATACTTATAATATTTTGGCTGTTGAATCTATTAGTATAGCATCAGGCGAAAATGTTAATATAGGATCTGGTGGAGATTTAATAATAAAATCTAATGGTAAACAAGAAATTGAATCTGTTAGTTCAACACAATTACTTAAATCTTCATCGACTCAAACCTTAACCGCTAGTGTTACAAACATAGACCAAAATGTTAATGTTACCGGTACATTAGACGCTTCAGTACAAGTTAAAGCAGGTTCGCCAGAGATTACATTAACTGGACACAAGCACACCGTTGGTGGGTCTGCTGCACCACAGACAGGCACACCAATTCCATAATAGGAGAATAATATGAGTTGTGGACCATCAGAAGGATTATTAAAATTAGCAGATAAAATAGAATCTGCTAATACCGCATTAGACAGTGCTATTAATGGTGTTGTAAGTGGTGCTGTCGGCGGATTAAAGGCAACAATACTTGCTCAAGTTAGTGCTATAAAAGCAAGTTTGAAATCTATGATACCTGAAATAGATTTTCCTAAAATTCCAAATAGTTTGCAGAATGATATAATTTCTTTTGCTCAAAAGTTAATTGTCACTAAACTTGCAGGCGAGGCTTTGCAAAATGAACTCACAAATTTGAAAACTAAATGGAGTGGTGTTGATTTAGGCGATATAGATTTAAATGATCTACCAAATCTTTTAAGATCGGGTGCTTTTGATTTAGAAAATATTTGTAAAATAATTCCTAATTACGAATTGGATGGTGCTGAAATTATTCTGAGAGGAACTCCAGCATCTTTTCCTGAAATAGATGCTGCTGCAATTATAAGAGGTCACCGATTACCAGAATTACCAAAACCCAGTTTGACGGTAGACATAGAACGCCGAAGAAGAGAAGCAGGTGAAAGATTTCTTAATATCGTGCCTCCATCATTATACACTGAGTTATAAATACATACATGGCTCTTTTAACTAAACAGATAACTAAACTTTACAAAGATTTGGATTTAGCATTTACTTTAAATCCAGTTACAGGTGACGTTGGCAAAAAAATAGATGTCAATGCTGTTTCACAGTCTTTAAAAATTTTAATATTAACTAATTTTTATGAAAGAAGATTTGCTCCAGAAAAAGGAGCAAATTTACGAGCAATGTTATTTGAAAACATGACTCGCTTACAAGCAGAAGTTATTTCTAAAGTAATAAGAAATTTAATAGAAGCATATGAACCAAGGGCTGTGATTGAAAGTATAGCGGTTATCCCTGACTATGACAAAAATTTATATCAAGTTTCTATCTATTATTTTGCTAGGGGATTTACTCAACCACAAGAGTTTAATGTAAACTTACAGAGACTAAGGTAAAAAATGCCTCAAATAAATGTAACCGAATTAGATTTTGATAATATAAAACAAAATTTAAAAACCTTTATGCAATCTCAAGCAGAATTCTCAGATTATAATTTTGAAGGATCTGCGTTGTCTGTTTTATTGGATACCTTAGCATATAACACTCACTACAATGCAGTTCTTGCACACTTGTTAGCAAATGAATCATTTTTAGATTCAGCAATAAAGAGAACATCTGTGGTATCCTTAGCTAAAACTTTAGGGTATACTCCTCGTTCTAGAAGATGCCCTGTTGCAACAATAAACTTTACTATTACACCTTCTGGTGCATATACTAGTAGCACATATACTTTACCCAGAGACACTGTTTTTACGACATCGTTAAATGGTACTTCATATACTTTCGTCCCATCAGAAGCAGTCACTGCTACTTTACAAGATGTTTCAGGTACAGGTAAATTTGTTTTTTCTAATCTTAAACTGAAAGAAGGCAAAAGAATATCAAATAGTTTTCTAATTGCTGCTGAAAAAGAATTAGACCCTGTTATTATACCGAACAAAGATGTAGACACTTCCACTTTAAGAGTTAGGGTTCAAACATCAGGATCAAATTTTAACTTTGAAACATATGTGTTACATACTGGTATTTTAGACATAGACGAATCTTCAAAAGTTTATTTTCTTGAAGAAACAATAGAAGGATTGTATTCTATTACATTTGGTGATGATGTAATAGGTAAGCAATTAACTGCTGGTAATGTTGTTATTGTAGATTATATAAACACAAATGGAGTTACTGCAAATGGAGCAAAAACTTTTACTTGTTCAGCAACTTTAACAGGTGGAGGTGAAATTAAGGCTTATAGTGGAAACGTTGCAGCCTCAGGCGGGCAAAATAAAGAAAGTATAGACAGCATTAAAATCAACGCCCCTAAATATAATTCTGCTAGAGAAAGAGGAGTAACTGCCTCTGATTACAAATCTTTAATATTAGCAAGTAATGAAAACATTCAGTCTTGCTCAGTGTGGGGCGGTGAAAGTAATGATCCTCCCATTTATGGTAAGGTCTTTATTTCATTAGACCCTATTCCTGGGCAAATTATAACACAGCAAGATAAAGATAATATTGTAAGTAACATTATTGATCCAAGAGGATCTATTGCAATTCTACCTGAGTTTGTTGATCCAGAGTATACATTTATTACATTGAAAGTAGGAGTTGTTTATAATGTTAATGCAACATCACTTACTCCTGGGCAACTTTCTTCTTCAGTATCAAGTGCAATTTCAACATTTTTTAACACTGAACTTAATATATTAAATAAAAACTTTTATTTTTCTGCATTGCATACCATTATTAAAGGTGTTTCTAATTCAATTATTTCAATAAACATTATTCCGTCTTTACAAAAGAGAATAGAAATATTAGATTTTGACAGAGATGTAAATTATACTTTTACGTTTAATTCCAGAGTACAACCAAGAGAATTACATAGCACTTGGTTTAATTATACGAATAATGACGCGACAAATAAAGTAAAATTACAAGATGTTCCTAATGCAGATGTTGTCTCACCTGAGTATAATGGATTTGGTACTGTATTTTTACAATCTGATTCTGGTTTTAAAATTCGAGATATAGGAACAATTGATTATTCAACTGGTAAAATTACAATTCTTGCTATGAGAGTGTCTGCTCTTTTTGGTAATGAAACCGCTATTCGTGTAAGTATTAGACCTCATGATGATGTTAATGACATATTAACAACTACCTTAACAAGAACTGCTCAAGTATCTACAGCAGCAGTTATACCAACTCCTTCTAAAAATACAGTTCTAGCATTGGATGATACAGTACAAAGTACATTAACTGGTGCAAGAACAGGATTGCAAATAAACATAATACCTAAGGCAGAAGGGTTTTAATGTCCAGTAGAATACCTGAATATTCTAGATATGTTTCTTCAATCACTATCACCAATGGTGGTAGTGGATTTAGTATTCCCCCAACAATCACAATATCAGGTGGGGGTGGAACTGGTGCAACTGCATCTGCTTCTGTATTTAATGGTATCATACAAACAGTAACTATAACAGAAGAAGGATCAGGTTACACAACATCACCCACAGTAACTGTAACAGGTGGTGGTGGATCAGGTGCAGTACTAGTTGCAGTATTGTCTTTTGCTGCATTACCCACAACAGAATATCAAGAAATTTCTAGTTTAGGTATCAAGTATACTTTACCCGAATTTATCAGAGAAGACTATCCTGACTTTGTAACTTTTTTAGAAAAATATTATGAGTTCATGGACCAGACAAATAACCCTGATCAGCTTTTACTCAATAAACGATATTATGATATTGATGATTTAAATGATGCTGAATTAAATAAAAAGGCACTAGAATTTGCTAAAGATTTTCCACAAGTTTTAGCAATAGAAAAAAAGAAATTATTTAAAAATATTAAAAGTTTATATGAGTCTAAAGGCAGTGAGAGGTCAATCAAGGCATTTTTCAGACTAGTATACGATGAAGAAATAGAATTATCTTATCCTACTCAGTTTATTTTGAGAGCGTCTGATGGTATTTGGCGACAAGATAATTCCGTCAAAGTATTATTGGGATATGAAGATCACAGACCTACAAATTTATATGCTAAAGCAATAGACATTCTATATTATGAATCTATAGGATATACTGGAAGTATTCCTAATCGTAGAGCAATTACAGAACCAAAGAGAATATCAACTGCGGTTGTTAGAGCAAATAAAATTGCATATACAACCCCAAGTAAGTACGAACTATTCTTAGAACTTCCGAGATCGGTGACTAGTATTCCCGGTCCAGGAACTGGTGCTGCTGCTACTTTAACTATTGTCAGCGGTGTAATTACAGCAGTAACTTTAACATCTGGTGGTTCTGGATATTTAGCTGCTCCAGATGTAATTATAACAAGTACTGGCAGTGGTGTTGGTGCGGATATTGTAGCTATCGTAGAAAATGGTAGCGTCACTGGATTCATTATTAACAGTGGAGGTTCTTCTTATGTTAGTGGAACCACTACTATAGCATTTAATGCTCACTCAATAAATTCAACTGTCGCAACTAGTGGTACTGCTGGTCAATTTACTTGTGGTAAGTCTGCTATTGCTGTTGGTGATCAAGTAAAAATTACTGGCACACTAGGCGGCACTGGAACAATTTCTGGTTATACTAGCGGCAATGTTTATAAAGTTTCTGCTATTAGTGGATCAGTTACCAGGATTACTGTAACGGCTGGAGGTTCTGGTTACACTAGCGATCCTACTGTTGTATTCTCAGGTGGCGGTGGTTCGGGTGCTACAGCTACAGCTACTCGTACAGGTAACATAGTTACTAGTATCAATGTGACGAATGGGGGTTCTGGTTACACCAGCGCACCTACTATTACAATAACCGGTGGTGGTGGTTCTGGTGCTACAGCCACTTCTGTAGCACCTTTACCTGCTGTGACTAGTTTCACTTTAACCACAACTGATGATATTGCTATCGCAACAACAGCAGGTAGTTTAACTGGTTTAACGTATACTGTAAACACAAAAAAGTATTATGAAACAGTTATACTTTTAAAAGATGCGCCAAACACAGAAGCAAATATAAAAGGATATTTAACTAGATGTTTAACTTCAGTGACATCAGGCGCCTATGCAAATTATTCAGTATCTAGTGTTACTGTAACGGCTGGAGGTTCTGGTTACACTAGCGATCCTACTGTTGCATTCTCCGGGGGTGGAGGTTCTGGTGCAGCAGCCACTGCTGTACGTGGAACAGTTACCGGTATCACTGTAACGGCTGGAGGTTCTGGTTACACTAGCAATCCTACGGTTGCAATAACGGGAGGTGGAGGTTCTGGTGCTACAGCTACAGCCACTCGTACAGGCAATGCAGTTACTGGAATCACTATTACAAATGGAGGTACTGGTTATACTAGCAATCCTACTGTTACAATAACAGGCGGCGCCGGCTCTGGTGCTACAGCCACTGCTGTACGTGGAACGGTTACTAGTGTTACAGTTTCCAATGAAGGATCAGGTTATACATCAGTACCAACAGTTGCTTTTACTGGAGGTGCAGGTTCGGGTGCTACAGCTACTGCTGTAATACAAGGCGATGCGGGATTCAAAGTAGGCGATGTATTTAGTTTTGCTCAAACTGAAAATGATCTTTCATACATTAGAGTTAAAGAAGTGGGAGTTGAAGAACTAGGTGCAATTAATGTTCCTACTTCATGGACTATTTTAGCCCCAGGATCTGGGTATACTTCAGCGTCAACAACAGATACTATTACATCAGATACTGGAGAAACTTTACAAATAACTTTGAATTCTGATTATCTGTTTGCATATGATGGTTACTATAAAAATGATAGAGGCAAACTATCTAGTTTAAACATTTTACAAGACAATTTTAAATTTCAAAATTATTCTTATATAATCAAATCTTCGCTTCCTCAATATATCTGGAATGATGTATTTAGAGAACATATGCATCCAGCAGGAAAAGAGGTATTTGGTGATTTATTTTTAATATCTGATTTAGATATTTCAATTGTGTTTAGTACCACTGGGTTAAATCTTAATGAATTTATTACAGAAGATTTGACAGATGCCAGTGATGTACTAGTAATAAGTTTTAGTACTACACGAGAAGATAGTACTACCAATTCAGATACTTTCACTATATCAATAGAACCGTTTTTTACAGATTCTGTTAGTGCTGCTGAGATTGATTTTCAAGACTATGGTCCAGAGGATTATTTTCCTGAAGGATATACGGGAATTATTGCTATTATTAAAAACGTAGAAAAATCACTTTTAGATTCTTCTACAACTAGTGATGTTGCTAGTATAAATATGAGTTGGAATAGAACATTTACAGATCCATTTGGATTTGGAACAAATCCTTCAGCAGATGATACTGTAGTAATAGAAACAATTTGGACAAGAAGTTTAGAAGATTCAACAACTGAAATAGACGATACAGTTGCAATAGGAACAGCAAGAAGTATTGCAGATTCAACAACTGAAATAGACGATACAGTTGCAATAGAAACAGCAAGTAGTTTTGCAGATTCAACAACTGAAATAGACGATACAGTTGCAATAGGAACAGCAAGAAGTATTGCAGATTCAACAACTGAAATAGACGATACAGTTGCAATAGGAACAGCAAGAAGTATTGCAGATTCAACAACTGAAATAGATGATATTGCAGTAATAGAAACAACTTGGACAAGAAGTATTGCAGATTCAACAACTGAAATAGATGATATTGCAGTAATAGAAACAGCAAGAAGTTTTGAAGATTCAACTGTTGCAATAAACGATATTGCAGTAATAGAAACAACTTGGACAAGAAGTTTAGAAGATTCAACAACTGAAATAGACGATACAGTTGCAATAGGAACAGCAAGTAGTTTTGAAGATGCTAGTGCTGCTGCTGATATTGATTCTGGTGTTCAAGATTATGGTCCAGAGGATTATTTTCCTGAAGGATATACGGGAATTATTGCTATTATTAAAAACGTAGGAAAATCACTTTTAGATTCTTCCATAACTAGTGATGCTGCTAGTATAAATATGAGTTGGAATAGAACATTTACAGATCCATTTGGATTTGGAACAAATCCTTCAGCAGATGATATTGCAGTAATAGAAACAACTTGGACAAGAAGTTTAGAAGATTCAACAACTGCAATAAACGATAATGCAGTAATAGAAACAGCAAGAAGTATTGCAGATTCAACAACTGCAATAGATGAAATCGAAATATTAAGAGGAAAAGGTTTTGAAGATTCAACAACTGCAATAGATGATATTGCAGTAATAGAAATGGAATGGACAAGAAGTTTTGAAGATTCAACAACTGCAATAGATGATATTGCAGTAATAGAAATGGAATGGACAAGAAGTTTTGAAGATTCAACAACTGCAATAGATGGAATAGCAATAATAAAGGAAATAGATTTTGAAGATTCAGCAACAGCTTCAGACTCTGGCAGTATAACGTTACTCAATTATATCGACCCAACATACTTTTCAGAAGATTATGTTGGTGAAGTTACAAACATAACATAAACTTATTGGAGAAAAAAATGATTAATACTGATGAATTAAAAATCACAGGAAGTGTTAATGTAGTAATTCATGATGAGAGTGGAAAGCAAAAAGAAAATTTTACTATTCCTAATCTGGTAGTGAATACTGGTCTTGCTTATATTGCCTCTCGTATGAAAGATACTACTGCAACTGCAATGTCTCATATGGCAGTGGGTACGGATAATACAGCAACTGCTGGGGGTAACACTGCTCTAGGAACTCAACTCGGTTCTCGCGTATCATTAACATCAACTACAGTTACATCTAACTCAACTGCATATGTTGCGACATTCGGAACCGGAGTAGGAACTGGTGCGTTAACTGAAGCAGGCATTTTTAATGCTTCTACATCTGGTACAATGCTTTGCCGGACAGTTTTTGCAGTAATTAACAAGGGTGCATCGGACACGATGACCATCACTTGGACCATCACTATTTCTTAATAGGAAAATAAAGTGGCATTGTTACTAACAAGATCAGGAAGAGTAGAATTAGCTAGGTCTTTTCATAGAGATATTCTAAACTCTAATGATCTTGTATATTTTGCAATTGGTAGAACAACACCTTGGGATGACGAACAACTTCCAGAGGAACCTATTGACTCTAACTATTATCTAAATGAGTTTAGACGAAATATTATGTTTGTTCAGAAAATTACTTCTGCTAACATATGCCACTTAGCTAGAAGAATAGACTGGACATCTGGAACAGTATATGATCCTTATGATGATAGCTATTCTGAAGATAATATCGCTGAGTCTGGAGCCGATAATTTAGCGGATGCTAATTTTTATGTTATAACTAATGATTTTAATGTGTATAAATGTTTAGATAATAACAATGGCGCTCAAAGTACTACTAAACCGGAAGGAACAGGACCAACAAATATTGAACATGATGGAAATGGTCAAGATGGGTATATTTGGAAATTTTTGTTTCAAATATCTCCAGCAGATCGAACTAAATTTTTAGATTCTAATTTTATTCCAGTAAGAAAACTAACAGGAAATCCAACGTTTGATGTTAACGGTGTACTTGATGCATTAGCGATCACTGCGGGTGGTTCAGGATATAGCACAGCGCCTCAAGTCACTATTGACGGAGACGGCACCGGCGCAGGTGCTAGTTGTACTATATCAGGGGGTGCAGTAAATACTATAACTGTAACGGCGGCAGGTTCTGGTTATTCTTTTGCAACTGTGATTTTTATTGGAGGCGGAGGTTCAGGCGCTACAGCATCAGCAACATTAGGTGTAGCAGATGCATTACCCTCACTTCAATCAGCAGTAGAAAGCACCTCAACCGGTGGTACAATAGGAAGAATTGTTGTATCTGATGGTGGCGTAGACTATATTAGTGGAGCTGTTACTGTTGTTATAACTGGTGATGGTTCAGGTGCTACAGCTACTGCCACAGTAGTTGATGGAGAAATCACAAACATTACTGTTACTAATGAAGGATCTGAATATACTTTTGCCGATGTCACTTTTTCATCAGCCACTGGTACACTTGCTGTTGCTAGAGCCGTTATTGCACCAATTGAAGGTCATGGTTCAAATCCTACTCGTGAATTGTATGCTAGTAGAATAGGCATTGTATCTACTTTATTTGATAAGGACAATGCAGATTTAACATTAGGAAATGATTTTAGACAGATTGGTCTTGTTAAAAATTTAAAAGATTATCCTAAAACAGCAAATTTTACATCATCAACAGGCAATGCTTCTTTTATAGTTGATGTAGCTACTGGTGCTGCTGGTAATTATGCAGTTGATGATATAATTCTTACAAATGATGCTGTTCCAGGTAAGTTTAGAGTAACACAAAAAATTGATAATGTTTCATCTTATAAAATACATCTACAAAAAATTAGAGGTAATATAACCTCAAGTAGTACATTATCAAATGAAACACAAACACTTTCAGGATTAAGTATAAATAGTCTGACAAACCCTGAATTCAATATTACTTCCGGTGAAATTGTTTATATTGAAAATCGAGTAGCGGTTAATAGAAATGAAAACCAGGCCGAGACTATAAAAGCAATTGTAACCTTTTAGGAAAAATAAATGGCTCTTAATTTAAATACTTCACCCTATTTTGATGACTTCGATGTTGATAAAAATTATAACCGAATTTTATTCAAACCTGGAGTCGCAGTTCAAGCTAGAGAATTGACGCAATTACAAACAATTCTTCAAAATCAAATTTCTAGCATAGGAAGTTACACTCTTAAAGAGGGTGCAATTATTTCTGGGTGTGAAGAAAGCATCAGCATTGTCGATTACATTAAAATTAATGATGTAGACAATAGCAGTGTAGCTTTAATTAATTCACAACTGGTAAATTTTATAGGTGAAGAAGTTACAGGAGGCACAACTGGTCTCAAAGCTAAAATTGTAGATGTAAGGCAAGGTTCTGTTGCTGGCGCACCTGATTTTAAAACACTATATCTCTCCTACACAAGTTTTGGTGGAGGAACTATCAGACATTTTTCTTCAGGTGAAGTATTAACAATTACATCTAATGGCAATTACCTTGGAAAAACATTTGTTGTTAACAGTACATCAGGGTCAACATTAGGCAACAGGTTTTTTGGAGTAACTACTAAAATTCAATTGTCTCCTGGTATTATATATGCTAAGGGTCAATTTTTAAAGACAGAAACTATTTCAACTTATGTCAGCCCTTTTAATAATTCAATTAGAGCTAAAGTTGGTTTTGTTATAACTGAATCTATTGTTGGTTCTTCAGATGATGATAGTTTAGTTGATCCTGCAAGTGGAACATTTAATTTTGCTGCACCTGGCGCGGATAGATATAAGTTGGTAGCAACTCTTGAATCTTATTTAGTTAATGAAGAAGTTTCAGACAATTTTTATCAATATGCTGAATTTGAATATGGTAGCATTACTCGTACTAGAATTTTATCTGATTCTCTAAATCAAGTAGGCGATCAAATAGCAAAAAGAGCATACGAGGCAAATGGTAATTATGTTGTTAATGGATTATTAGTATCTGTCAAAGAACATTTGAATGATGGCGATAATAAAGGAGTATTTACTACTGGTGCAAATGGGGGTTTAGCTACTAAACTTGCGGTGATTATAGAATCTGGTAAAGCAAATGTTGGGGGATATTTACGAGAATTAAAATCACCACAACTTATTGCAATAGATAAACCAAGCAGTTTCAATACAATAGATGACTCAACACTAACTACATCATACGGGAATTATGTTAACGTAAATGAATTTTGTGGTGCATGGGATGTTGATGGCGGCGAACCAGTACTTTTGTATGGTAACGCAAGAGACTCTGTAACAAATGGTGTTTTTTCAACACCCCCTGCATTAACTGCAACAGTTGCAATCTCTGGAACTGCTGGTCAATTTACTTGTGGTAATTCTAATATTGTTGTTGGTGATTTGATAAAAATTACTGGTACATTAGGCGGCACTGGAACTATTACTGGTTATACTTCCGGTACTGTTTATAAAGTCTCTGCTAAAACTGGCACTGCACCATCAGTAACTGCCTTTACTTTAACAACAGTTGCTGGCGCAGCTATTGTAACAACGGCAGGTACACTGACTGGATTGACGTACACTGTTTCTGGTAATAGAATTGGTACTGCTAAAATTCGCCATTTTGTATTAGATTCTGGCACTGCTGGAACGGCAGCTGCTCAATATAGAATGTATTTGTATGATATCAAAATGGAATCTGGCGATTTCAAAGATGTTAGATCAATATATTACGATGCAGCACTAGCAGATGGTATTGCTGATATTGTATTAGTTGATGGCAATGCTGTTTTAAATGAAGAAGAATATAATAGATTTTTGTGGCGTTTACCAAAAGTTTCTATTAAAACACTACGAGCAGTTGGCAATGCATATGATTATGATTTTCAATATACAAAAGAATTTGATGCTGAATTAAACGCATCAGGAAGTGTCACACTTACAGTATCTGGAGACGAATCTTTTACATTCGGTACATTAACAGATACTGTAATAGCTGCCAATATTCAAATGGTAGCTAAAGATAGTTTTGATATCGGTGCTACTCCAATAGTTGCTGGTCAATACATTGATATTCTTAGTACTAATGCTGTATTTAGCTCCGCCCCGACTGTTGTTCAAAATAGTGCTACCTCAATTACTATTGACGTTCCTAATATAACTGGTTCGGACAGAAAAGTTAAAGTTTATATTACAGTTAAAGTATCAAACACTACACCAATTGCAAAATCTTTAGTAGTAGACCGATATGTTAGAATTGATACTGGTACTAATGTGGCATCAACTAGTGGAGATTATACTTTAGGCGTATCCGATTTATTCAGAGTAGTTCAAATTACAGCAACTACTAATGCTAACTATACAACTGGTGCTGAAGATGTCACAGATCAATTCAGAGTTGATAATGGTCAAACGGATAATTTTTACGGTTTAGCTTCTATCAAATTAAAAGCATCTAGTACTCTTAATCTTACAACTAAAAGATACATTCAGGTTAAGTATGAAAAATTTACTAGAACTGTAAATGGTCCCAGTTTTGCATGTGTAGATTCTTATCCAGTGGATGACACTGGTGCTACTGGCATAAAAACAGAAGAAATACCACTTTACATATCACCTACTCGCGGAATATTTGATTTAAAAAATAGCATAGACTTTAGACCATATGTAACAGATACTGCTGTAGATACTTCTACCGCTGCTTCTGCTACTGTAAACCCTAGTCTTAATTCTATCATAGCAAGACCTTCAAATGGTTTGACTAACCCAGTACCTGTTCAAGAATTTACAACTGATTTGCAATATTACTTAGCACAAGGTGCCCGCGTTGTTCTTGATAACACAGGTGAATTTAAAATAGTACTTGGACCACAAGATGAAAGAGTAGACATACCTTCACCTGAAGGCAATCAAATGACTTTGGCTACTTTTATAATGCCGCCGTATCCTTCTTTGGCTGCAAGTGCTGCTAAAATTTATAATAGACCTGACCTGGCTATTAAAGTTTCTCAAGTTGAAAATTCAAGATATACAATGAGAGATATTGGTGCATTAGAGAAAAGAATTAAAAACCTAGAATACTATACATCGCTTTCACTGTTAGAAAAAGAAGCTAAAGATTATAAAATTTTAGATTCAAGCGGTGTTGATAGATTTAAAAATGGATTATTAGTAGATCCATTTAGAGGACATGCTGTAGCAGCAGTTACTCACCCTGACTTCAAGTGTTCTATTGATAATGTAAAACAAGAATTACGAGCATATTTTTCGGATGATACTGTAGATTTTAGACCAATTAATACAGGGCTTGAAACGGGCGCCGCACAATCGACCTCTGTATTTCACGTTCCTTATACAGAAGTAGTATACACAGAACAATTGCAAGCAAGCAAAGCAAGTCCTATTGTAATTGAATTGTTGTATGATAATAATACGAGTTCTACAGCACCTGTTTTTATTAATGCATCAGGAACTCCAGTTTCTTTAGCAGCGGTTGTAATTCCTTCACCACCGACGGTAAACTCGGTACTGCCTACAGGGAATACTCCAATATATCGTTTATTTAGGAGTGATTCTGCGGTTGATGAAGGTGGCACTGTAACAATTACGGTTGAAACAACAAATGCATTAACAGGTACTACAGTAGGTTATACTGTAACAGGTATAGCAGCAGGAGACCTTTCTTCAGGTTCACTGACAGGCACACTCACATTATCTAGTGGTGGTACTGCTCAAGCTACATTTGGTATTTTAAATGATGCAGTTACTGAAGGGGTGGAAACTTTAACCTTTACATTGGCTAGTCAAGACAGTCTTGAAAATTGGACTTCCGGTACTGTAGGAGCAGCCGGGCCTTCTACTACAGTAACTATTAACGACACATCAACTTCAGGTACTTGTATTAGTCCATATGTACTGAATTCTGACGGAACTGCGTGTGTTCCACCTACTTGCGGTGCTGGTTTTGCGTGGAGTGCTAGTGAACAAGCATGTATACCAGCTGTTATTTCAAAATCGTATGCAGGCACTCTCAGCATTAGCCCAGCACAAGATCCTTGGTCTGATACTAATTATGTAGAATCTGCACACAATAATAAATCAGGTGCATTAGACCAATTTGAAACTGAAGACGCTTTTCACACTACGTGGCGCGTCTGGGAAGAAACTAATCTCAATATAATCGCCTTGCCTCCTATAAAAGAACTCGAATTCGATAGACCCAACGATCTCGAATTCGATAAACCCAACGATCCGATACGCTGTTTGCTACCAACAACGCCTTCTATTGTCAATATATTTACCCCTCCTTCTTATTCTGGAATATTGCTAGAAGATAATATTGTCAGTGTTGGTGAAAAAACTATCAATACTAATTTGCCTGTTTTTGCCAGACCTATTGTTTTATCTGGAACTGTTACTGGTCTTGCTCCAAACGCAGTGCATACTGTTACGATTGGTGGTGTTGTACAATCAACAATTACAACTGATTCACAAGGTAGAGCATCTGGTAGTATTGCCATAGATTCAGGTCAATTTAAAGCTGGTGCAATAGATGTTGTATTGACTGGAACTTCTAGTTTTGGAACTAATTCTGCTGCTTCTGCTATATTTTATGCAGGCGATGCTATTACTTCACTACAACAAGAGTATGATCGGGTTGTAGCGTCTCAACCTGCTAATAATGTTATTCAAGCATCTAGTGTTACATTAGATCCAATATCTACTTTAGGTGTTGTTAGTACAACTGGTACTTATACAACATCTACCGTTAATGCAGATTATAGAACTACTTTTATACCAGCGGTAACAACTAATGCTACTACTATTGAAACGGTAGCAGCAGATCCAGGTGTTACGAGTATAGATACAGTTGTCATTACAAATGTAGCAATAGCGCCAGAAGTAACAATTGCAGATTCATATAATGACTACGGCTATCATGGAGATGGTGCAGATACTTATCCTTTAGTATCAACACCAAGTGAAAACTTTACAGTTACAGGTGATCCTGCAATAACAGTTGAACCAATTAATACTGACATAACGTTTGATTATGATTTGAGTACATTTGCTGATGAAGCAGATTTTGCAGAAAACAATTATTTTTACAATCCTGGAATGTATGGTGGATTTTGTGGATTTGGCGATCCAATGGCACAAACATTTACAGTAGATAATTTCTCAGGTGGTATGTATGTTTCTTCTGTAGACTTATTCTTTAAAAATGTTTCAAGAGAAGGTGACAATAACGGAATCACATTAGAACTCAGAGAAGTTATTAATGGATACCCAGGTCCCACAGTTATTCCTGGTGGTTCAGTACACAAGCGTAGAAGTGATTGTAGTGTGTCAACAGGTAGTGGATCTTCTACAGTTTTTAATGGAACTAAATTCCAGTTCCCAATTCCTGTATACTTAGAATCAGGAAAGGAATATTGTATTGTTCCAATTCCAGAAGCAGATGATCCTAATTATGAAGTTTGGATTGCTGAGTTAGGCGAATCTCAATTTGGTACTTCTAAAACCATTAGCAAACAAGCTCACACTGGTATATTGTTTACTTCTGCTAATAACAGAACTTGGACTGCACATCAATCAGAAGACATGATGTTTAGAATCAATCGCTGTAACTTTAGAACAAACAGAGATTATATTGTAACACTTAATAACAACGATGTGGATTGGTTAGAATTTTCTGGTTTTAGTTCTGGCACTGAATTTGCTATGGGTAGTTATATTCATAATTTTACTTTCACCATCACTAGTGGTGGAACTGTCTATACCAGTGCGCCCACTGTTACAATATCAGGTGGTGGAGGAGGATCAGGTGCTACAGCTACAGCTACTCTTACTGATGGAGTAGTTACTGGAATTACACTCACTAACCCAGGCACAGGATATCTTTTAAATCCAACCGTCACACTAACAGGCGGTGGTTTTACTACTGCGGCTACTGTAACTGCTGTTTTAAATAGAGCTAAAATTATTAGAAACATCACTAGATATAATTCAACAACCGCACTTGTTGTAGCTGGTAATTTTAGTACTAGTAACGCTGCTCCTAACTTAGCACGAACTCTTGTTGGTGATGGTACTAGAACAGCCACAATTTCAAGTATTAATAATCGCGTAGTTGATGCTTACGTACTTAAAGCTAAATCTGAGAATCATGCTAATTTAGGTACAATCACACCTAAAATTGCATTGACAAACACCGGCGCAGCAACAATTGTTCCAACTACTAGTGCTACAATAGCGAATGCTACAGTAGAAATAGATGCAGAAAAAACTATATTAAGTTATTCAAATGAAATAGCAACATATGGTGGTGATGCTTACGAAAAATCTGCAACTATTGAATTCGTTTTAAATACTACAGTTAATAATTTAAGCCCTATGGTCAATGTTGAAACACTGATTCTTGCTACATTTAAAAATGAAATTAATAATGATGCTTCTAATGAAGAAGTTAGAGTTGGCGGATCAGCTACAAGCAAATATATATCTAGAAAAGTAGTCTTAGCAGAAGGTCAAGATGCTGAAGATTTGATTGTATACTTAGATAACAAAATACCGACAGAAGGTAATGTAAAAGTATACGCTAAATTTAAAAATGCAGCAGACGATGGCGATTTCTTAGAAGATATTTTCTGGAAAGAACTTGAAATATTAGATAGCCCTTTCAACACCGCATCACAAGAATATGGCGAATATTCATATAAAATACCTGCTAAAGCAAGCGGTTCTGGTTTAAATGGTAGTGATATATTTGAGTATGATGTTAGCAGAATTTCTAGCATTGCAGTTACTGCTGGCGGTTCTGCTTACTCTACTGTACCTACTGTTTCGATAACAGGCGGTGGTGGTTATGGTGCTACTGCACAAGCCACTATTTCAGCAGGAGCAGTAACAGCTATCACTATATTGAATCCTGGTAGAGGTTACACTAGCAATCCTACTGTTACAATATCAGGTGGTGGTGGTTCAAGTGCCACAGCTACTGCTGCAAGATCAACTATAACATATACTGGTTATAAAGAATACGCAATTAAAATTGTACACTTGAGTAGTAACAGTGCTAGAATACCTAAGTCCACTAAGTTAAGAGCATACGCATTGCAGGTAT